ATCAATATCGGAAGCAAGTTTTGTATACTCACCACCAACTTCTTTTACAATTTCTTTTAAAAAGTCCATCAGCATACCATCCCGTATTCTTCACGAAGTATTTTTTTATAAGGTAAACCTTGTTCTCGGAGTTCTTTTACCAATTTTAGTTTGTGATATAAAGCAGAATCTCCACCAAAACCAAGTGCATTTACAATCTTCTTCAGTTCTTCATCATTAATAGGCAAATCCATTAGGCAAAAAATAGTTCAAGGTTTACAGTTTTTTCTACATTCCACCCAATAGAATCTAGAATTGATTTGAGTGGTTCTACAAAACTCTTTTCAAATTGTAGTTCATAGTCAATGTATTTGTCAAGGCCAAGTTCTTTGGGAAAATCTTGAATGAATGAGATAATATTCTCTTGTATGATATTAGGTTTTTTCAAATACACAAACTTAATCTTCTCACCATTAGCAATAAGAGAATACTTATTAGTAAGTTTTTTCTCCTTTATATAATGATTGAACAGAAGTGCTCCACGAATATGAATTGGAGTTTTTTGGGCATATATTGTAGAGGAAGAATAATACTTACGAACATCAGAAGCAGTTCGCGGAAAAGCAATTTGTTCTGGGGGAAGACTTTTAAACTCTTCACGACACTTATCAATGAAGTTAATTACATCTTCTTCAGTGCCACTCATCATTAGTTTGAGTCCATCCTTAATCATCTTGCGACAAGGAGCAGGAGTAGAAGACTTAACTGCCTCAATACCCATCATTTTTAGTTTAGGTTCTTCATAACGAACACCTTCACTATCCCAAACATTCAGAATATAGCGTTTCTTTGCAGTCCAGATTCCACGCTCGGCAATGTTCTCACGCTTCATCTGCATCTTCTGGTCATAAGCATTCACATAGGTCGCCAGTTCTTGGTAGCAACTTTCAATATACTTCTCAAATTCCACCTGACAGACCTTATCAAGGAACGAAACAACGCTTTGAGTAGTTTTCTCTCTTCCCTTGTATACACTTTCAACCAGAGGACCCATATTAAGGTAAATAGAATCAGTATCAGAAGCAATAACATAATCCACTCCGTCTGTTTTTAGAATCTTATTGAGATAGGCATTCATCTTGTTCTCAATCCAGCGGATAGAAACCTGACCAGACAAGGTGATTGCCTCAGCGTTTGCTAGTTTGTAATAGCGGAAATACTGATTGCCGATAGCACCATAAGCAGAGTTAAGTTGAATCTTCCTCGCCATTTGGATGTTGTTGCACCGAGCAATCTCTTTTTCCAAGTCTTTTGTCTTTTTCTTTTCATACTCTTGTTTCGCAGCAAGCATTTTCTTTTTGTAGATGGTGCGATCCTTATAGATCTTTTCCATCAACTCTGGTAGGAATCCACGAACATCCTTACGGAACATTGCACCATTGGCACAAACTGCCTTGTCCTTATAAAGTTCAAATGTAAGGTCCTGATTGAGAATCTTATCAACCGTTACATTTGGATGCCTCTCATCCAGAAGAGTCTCTGGTGAGATATTGTATTGCATAATGAGGTGGGGGTATAGTGAGTTGAGGTCAAAAGACACAACCCAGTCATACTTTCCAGGAATAGGTTCCTTAACATAAGCACCAGCATACTTGGAATCTTTATCAGAACGTTCTTTGGGAGGAATCACAATGTTCCTCTTTTTCAGATAGTTGTAGATAATAGTGTCCCACATTCGAACTTGTGAGAATACATCTGTATAGTTTGCTTTGGCGTCATATGCCATTGTCAAAGCAAGTTCAATCAGTTTCATCTTGTCTTCCATACGGTCAACAAGTTCCACGTCAATGATGTTATACTCTACAAACTTCTGCCAACCTTTTGTGTAGAAGTCTTTAAACGTATCAAACTCAGAGTGGTCAAGTTTTTTCTGTCCTAGTTCTACACTTGCGATATAGTCAAGACGATAAGATTCTTGTGCTTTATACGTAAACTTCTTATAGAGGTTCAAATAATCCAGTTGACTAATACCACCGACATCATAAGAAATGTGCTTACGACCAGCGATGAAAATCTCATCTTCGGTAACAAGACCCCAAGGTGAGAAACGCTTCATCAACTTCTCACCAAGAATACGATCAAGGCGGCGAACAAGGTATGGAATATCGTACAGTTCGATGTTCCAACCAGTTACAACCTCTGGTGTATTTTCTTCAACCATCCACCAGTTAATAAAGTCCATCAACAGGTCACGTTCATTGTCGAATGAACGATAGATTACATTCTTCTGTTGGTTATTGAACGGACCCATACCCCAAGTGCGAATCTGTTTAGATGAATAGTCCTGAATAGTAATCAACAGAACTTCTTCGGCAGCAGACTCTACATCAGGGAATCCATTCTCAGATGCAACCTCAATATCAAGAGTAGTAACTTTGACTTTACTAATGTCAAACTTCAGTTCTTCCTCTGGATACATCTCAGAGATATACTGATAGATGTATTGACTATTTCCGTAGATCTTAAAGTTTTCTACACCATCATACTTTTTAATAAACTCACGACAATCACGAACGGAACCAGGTTGAACTGCTTCCACATACTCCCCATTTAGAGTCTGATATTTGGTTTTCTTTTGAGAAGGGACAAAAAGAGTCGGGTTAAACTTCTCACGGGTCATAAAGTGTTTACCATCTTCATAACCACGAACCAAGAAGTGATCCCCGACCATTTGAACGTTTGTATAAAATCTCATTCGGCAGTTAGTTCAAGATACTTTTCAATGACTTCAGGAGTTGGATCAGCAATAGTCAGAATATCACTAGATCTAATCATATATTCTTTTTGTTCAGATGCTTCAACCCACGGTTTCATAGAATCCAATCCATAAAATCGATATGGATTAATGAGTCTACAATCTGGTTCTCCGATATCAGCAAAAAGTTCTTCCATTTCGGTGATTAGAACTGTATCTACACCGACAAGAATACATTTTACTACTTTATCACTCATTTTCTTTCTCCTTTTCTTCAATATTTAATGATGAACTTGTTTTATCCACATACATCTGCCTAACAGAAGCAAGAGGTTCTGAAATTGTTACAACCCAATCAGTTGGAATAACAAAGTCTTTATCTTGAGATAAGATCATCCACGGAGACAAAACAACATCAATCTCAAAATTGTTCACATCACTGTCAAGTTTTTCCTCAGTCAAAAGAACTTTAGATCTGGTAGTAACAACTTGCGGATTGCATAAAAAATAGGCATAGACTTTCTTATTATCGGTCTCGGTATCAGAAACTAACTCCTTTGCATCAGAAATAAGTTTTTCACCAGACTTCAATAGTATCAATTTAATAGACATTTTTATGTTGGTTCCTTCACCTATTATAGCAAGAAAAAAAGGGGGAGTCAACCTGGATTTTGCCAGGTGCTCCCCGCGCCGACGATATTCAGATGTATTTATTAATCGCCGTTACCTCCTCCTCCACCATCACCAGCACCACTTCCAGGATTAATAGGAACTGCCCTACCAGCACCAACATTTGCAATCATTGTTTTACCTTTTTTACTAATATGATAAACTTTATGTTTCCAAGCAGCTGGATATGAAATAGTTTTTATTTCGTTAATAAACTGGTGGAAGGATTTCATTTTTTATTTTTATTTAGAGGTAGTCCTTGCGAGCGTGATGCTCTGGTACTATTTTCCCAAGTACGATCCGTAGAAGTCCGTCTTCAAATGTGACTTCGCGGACTTCTGTGTCGTCGGATAAAGTCCACGCTCGTTTAAAACTTCTGCTAGCCACTCCCTTGTGGATAAACGTCCTATCCGATTCGGCATCTGCTTTTTGTCCTTCGACAAAAAGTTTTCCATACTCTGTGAAAACATTGACTTCTCCTTTCTTGAATCCTGCTAATGCGAGTTCCAAATGGGATTCGACATTATTTATTTGAATCAGGTTATAAGGAGGATAGTTCGTTGTAGTTTCGTGAAGATTGAAAAGACGATCAAAATATTCATCCATTCCAATGCTATTGCGGGTGATTCTTTCCATCAGCGCAGGAAGATCCGCAGCAGTATACCTTGTGAGGTTAGTCATTATGGTAGCTCCTTTAAAAGCGAGTTTGTGTTTTGTGGACCCTTTCGGCATCCATTGTTAATTATAATACTTTTATAAAAAAAGCGGGTCGTGAAACCCGCTCTTTATCATTCGGCATCTTCTACCTTTTTCTTTTTAGCACCAATATTATACTTGGTTTCCAAAATCCAGTCTCCCTTGTCCTTATAAGCAAGAACTTTGATTTGATTCAGGGGAGCAATATCTTGAATCTTTTTGAGATCAACAATCTCAATCAGACCCCAATCAGCAAGAAGTTGGGCAATACGATTACGACGCTGAACATCATTCACAGTCAGGTTAGCGTGTTTGCCGTCCAGAGCAAACAGTTCCTTAAAGTGAACGAGATAATACCTACCTTGCTTGTGTAGAATATGGCAAGACTGATAGATTTTCTTTTCCTTTCTTGAAGCAACTCCGATTCGGGTCAAAGTCTCACGAACCTTAAGAAAATCATCAGGTTCGTTAAGAATCACTTCCACCATTTGTTCGGGCGTCCACTTCACTTCAGGTTCTTGAACGACACTCATTTTGATCCTCCAGTTTCAAATTTCGATTTAATAAATGTTAGTTGTTCTTTCGTAAGAATCCTCAAAGCTTGTTTTGCCTTCTCATTACTATATCCATAATAACGCTTGACATAATCA